CGTTTTTACCGTAGATAGATTCTCCTCCTTTTTCAGGCCAGCTTAAAATTATATTATATCTAGTATGAATATAATTATTTTCATTTGGATCTGTATGTGGATGAATACTTGCTCCTTCTAGATTTATCCCAATGTAATCTGAAAATAAAGGTTCTTCTTTCCAGTCAGTAATCTTTTCTAATTTTACTATTCTGTTTTTTAATTTTAGTACTAGGTCTAATGGTGAATTTTTAATCTCTTTCAAAGGTCTAAAATACCTTCCTTTCATATTAGGACGAAACTCATGAATATTATTTTCAACCCAGCTCAAAAGTGAATCTTTATCGTCATCACTTATAAAGCCTTCGTATGCATGTGTTCCGTTTAATAGTACTTTTTTAGTCATACTCTACTCTAGAATAGAAGTTAAGGAATTTTTTACATTTTCCCAACGAGCTACATATTCTTTTAAACTATATTCTTTTTTTACTGGATCACCATTAAGTAGTTCTTTAGCAACTGTTTTAAGTGCTCCACCAAAATTTGAAGGGTAGCTGATAGTTTTAATATATTCTGTCTGATTTTCTCCTTTAACAACTCTTTCGAATACTGTATATCCACCTGATTGAGATTTAGAGATAAAAAATGGTTCCATAGCAGGATCTTTTATTATAGTATCGCCTGCAGGTATTGAGTCTGGGTTTCGTAACATTTATGATAAAATTAATTCGGTTAATTCTTCTTTAGATAATCTTCCTTCTTTAGTAATCCTACTTCCATCTTCTTTAATGAGAACTGTAGCAGGTACTGAGTCTATTTTAAACTCATTAGCTAGACCTTTAGTATCTTTATCTATATCAACATCATAGAAATCTACTTGGTCATCATAACTTGGAATTACTTTATTCCAGGTCTTTCCGTAAATTTTACATGGTCCACACCATGTAGCATAAAACTTAATTACTTTTTTTGCCGCCATAACGATTGTTTACTTTTTTATAATGATCTGCTTTTGAAAATTTGCGTTCTTTCTTAGAATCGTTACTACCTGTTGAACGAGTAGCTAACCACTCTTTAAGTTGTGTAATCCTTTGCTTTGCACTGTTTTTTGACATATATCTTATTTTATATTAATATACGAAAAAAATTTAATACCATCAACTAAATCTAGCGTAAAATTGATCAGATCCTGTAAAAGTATTAAGTTCTATAGATAATGGATTTGAAGAAGTCCATAGTGTTCCACCTGTATCAGAGTTGTACCAGCCGTCAAATGTTTCCGGATAGGTAGGAGTAGCTTGTATGGTAAATAATGTGAAGTCGTTAAAGTTAACTGACTGTGAAATAGCAGATGTAGTAGGTCCATCAGAAACAGGAAAAGTAATTGATACTGTACTTGTACTGCTAACAGAATGTACGTCGAAGTACCTAGTAGCAGGATTAGATGATCCTATAACTGATAAGCTAGCAGTAGTTCCATTGCAATTACCACTAGTACATTTAGCCCAGTAGGTAGAATATGAATCCGGCAGATTATCGATCTGTAAAGTACCTGATCCGGTAAGTGCAGATGCTGATATAGTAGTAAGTAAGTTACTAGCCGTTATAGAAGTATGATAAATTTCTAAAACTGTTAAGTCAAATCCTAAAGAACCTGATTCCGATATAAGAATACTCTTGCTCATGTATATAAATAGTTAACCATCACAACTTAAACAGTCAGTATCTGTTCTACTTCCAATGTCTCCGTTAATTACTGAGTCTGTTCTTAGATAATATAAGGTTTTTATTCCTAATCTCCAAGCTGTTTGATGGACTTCGTTAATAAATTTAGGACTATCTGTTGGATCGAATGCTAAGTTAAGTGATTGTGTTTGATCAATATATTTTTGTCTAGCTGCTGCTTGTTCTACTAATTGCAGTTGGTTTATTTCAGCAAACGTTAAAAATATAGGTTTGTCCTCTGCAGGCATTACATCTTCAGGTAGGTTAGCAATACTTCCTCTGTCTTTCATTATAGTATCCCATACTTCCTCTGTATTGGCACCTCTTTCATCTAAGTAAGTCTCTAATGCTGAATTTTTACGAATAAAAGTACCTTTTGCTGAATTAAATGTATAGATGTTAGCAGGAACTGGTTCAATACCGGCTGATACTCCTCCTGCTATAGTACTATTAGAAACTGTTGGAGCAATTGCTAGTAAGTGACTATTTCTCATGCCAGTACCCTTACACCATACAGGTTCTCCGTACTCTTCTGCAAGTTGTCTTGAAGCATTTTCTGCTTTTACCCTAATATCTGAAAATATTTGATGGGTAAGTGATGTAGCTCTGATTGATGCGAAAGGTATTCTTTCGTTCTGTAAGAATGTATGCCATCCTAACACTCCTAAACCGATAGCTCTACCTTTTTTAGCAGATCTATGTGCTCTTATTAACGAATCTCTTCCAGAAGTTTTTGCTAAGAACTCTTCTAACACTCCATCTAAAAAATATATTGCGGTTTCTACTAGGTCCGTGTTTTTCCATTCATGCCATTTAGTAAGGTTAATAGATGACAAACAGCAAATGAAAGAGTGCTCTTCATCTGTATGTAAAGTGATTTCTGAACAGATATTAGTCATACTAACATCCAAATTATTCTTTTTATATGCAGGTGGATTAGCATTATTAACTGTATCCTTATACATAATATAAGGCTCTCCAGTCTCTACTCTAGACTTAAGTATTTTAACCCATAATTCCATTGCCTCAGCGTCTCTATGCTCTAGTTTTTGCATAAAGTTATCATCCACTACAACGCATTGATGTAAGTTTAGACACTGTCTATTAGGGTCTCCTTTAGGGCGTCTTATCTCTAGAAATTCACTTATGTCTGGATGGTTAATGTCTAAGTTTACTGATGCTGCTCCTCTTCTAACTGCTCCTTGATTAGTAGCTATAATAGTAGAGTCGTATATCTTAGCCCAAGGTACTATACCTTCTGACTGACCCATATCATCTTTACCTATTTTGTTACCTCTACCTCTAACTTTAGATAATCCTATACCAACTCCACCACCGAGGGAAGTCAGCCTCATTAACTCTGCGTTAGTAAGGCCGATTCCTCTTATAGAGTCTGGGGTATCTATCCCAAAACAAGAGATGGGCAATCCTCTATCGGTTCCTGTATTAGACAGGACGGGGGAGGCTAAGTTCAACCAACCTTTCCACATATAACGAAAAAACTTATTCGCTAAATCAGGTCGATCTAATCTGTGTGCTATCCTATTAGCTACCCTTCGATAAGCTAATTTTGGAGTTTCATCTGGCATTAAATATCCTTTTGAGATAGTTGCAATCGAAACTTCATTCATCCATTCTGGGTAATCCTTACCGGCTTCCCAGCTGCTGGTATCTACTATATGTGACATAACCTTTATATTAAAATGCGTTTGACCAATCTAAGTGACCTTTACTGTAGTTTGTTACTCTACTTGCAAAGAAATCTGTTTGTTGTTTTCCAGCGATAACTGCATCAAACCATTTCATAGTTTTTAATGCTCCTTTATCGATTTCTTCAGCAGGTATAATAGGACTTAATCCTAAATCTGCCATTTTTGTATTTACTCTATGACGAATAAAGTTTTTTAATTCGTCTTTAGTTAAGTTTTCAAGATCACCCATTTCAAATATCTTATCGATAAAATCAAACTCTAACTGCAATGCAGTAACTGCTGCTTCATTTATATCACCTATAAGTTCTGGAGTCTTAAATTCTGGATGTTCTTTCATAAGAGTTCTAAACAACCAGCATCCTGCTTCTGAGTGAAGACTTTCGTCTCTAACTGACCATTCTACTATCTGTCCTACTCCTTTGAGTTTATTTCTCATCTTAAAAGATAATAAAACTGCAAAAGAACTAAATAAATTTACACCTTCTGTAAATGCTGAAAATATAGCTAATGATTTAGCTCTGTCATGCCAGTTAGGTTCACCGTTATGACCATCTCTAACATCCATTAGATTCTCTATCTTAGCCATAGTAGCTTCGTCCTCCATAAACTCTGCAAAATTGTCTAAACCTAACTGCTCATTTAATAATGAATAAGCTTCAGCATGAATCGTTTCTGAAGAGCCTAAAGTAGTCCCCATCATAATAACTTCTGGTTTCCTAAACCATTTTGTTACTAGTGTTGACCAGTAATCGTTTACTACTGTCTCAGTTTGAGCAAAGCCTTTTAAAATACCTCCTACTACATTTTTTTCATGAGGTTTCATATTGGATTTCCAATCAGTTACGTCTTGTGCCATTGGTACTTCTGTATGTAACCAGTGTGCTTGTTGTTGCTTTAACCAGTAGTCGTATGCTTTAGGGTATTCGAAGGGCTTGTACACTACTCTTTCATTTAATAGACTCATATATTTTTATATATTGTTATTGATGTTAGACAAGAAGACCCGTTGGAGAAATCCTTCGGGCATAGTAATAAATAGAATATATATTCAATATTCTTAAAAAAATTATGCATTAAATTCTTCTTGAGGTATTTTACGGGACATTTTAGCTGCATGCTCTTTCTTTTTAAGTTCGAATTGGATTTCTTCACTAGTTGTAGTAATTAAATCAGCAGCTTCAGCTTTGCCTTCGAAAGTAATGTGTCCATTATTAGTATCCATTTTAACATTATAAGTCATACCGTCTTGTCCATAACGGTTTTTCATTACATGTACTCTTCCTGTACCTAAAACTTTATCTTCTTTTTGTCTTGATAGGGAAATACATATATCTGCTACCATCATTTTATCATAACTGCCAGCTGCCTTATCTCCTTCTATTACATTATCTCTAGCTCCCATTCTATTAACCTGAGAAGGTGTTAATATTGGTATCTTTAAGTCTTTTGCTAATCCTTTAGTAGCTATAAATACATCATCTATTTCATCTTTTCTTTCAAACGATTTTCCTCTAGAAGGAGCTCTTAAATAATCTACATAATCAATAATAACGAGATCCGGCTTATGATCCATATCCATACACTTCTGGATATGTGACTTAACTGTATTGACAGTAGCTCCTTTTGGAGGGTATTCTTTTACTATAAGCTTACCTTTAAGATTATCTACGTATGTTTGGACTTCCTTACGGTGTTTATTAACTTCATCAATAGAGTACCCTGTAAAGTAGCAATCAAATCTTTTACCCACATAGTCCTCTCCGAGCTCGAGCGTATAGTAATTAACTTTATAACCAAGAGAGACAGCATGAGCAGCAATAGCAACCATACACCATGACTTACCGCCACCAGGGTTACCAAAAACAATACCCAAATCGCCAGGTCCGAATCCACCTTGAATACCATCATTAAAAATAGGCCAAGGAGAAGGAATGGTAGGACGGTAATCAGTTCTATACCTAGTTTCAACATCTTTATTATACTCATGTCCAATATTTTTATCCATACCTGCTTTCATAGCTTTTTCTACTTGATTTCTAATACCATCGAAGTCTCCTTCTTTAAGTAGATCGGCTGAGTTTAGTATAGCGTTTTTCATTTCTTGATTCTTACAGAAAGTTTGAAACTCCTCCTGTACATATTCTAAATCGTCTTGTGTAGCTTCGTATGAGTTTCTTAACTCCTCTTTAAGTGCTACTTGAAGTATTTCGTTTTCTAGCTTTTGAAGTTCAACTTTAAGAACATCCATAGTTATGTTAGTATGATACTTATCAAAATACTCACATATCTGCTTAATTATCCATTTATGAGAATCAGCATCAAAATAGTGATCATGTAATACATCTCTAACGTTTAATAAAAACTTTTTATCAGTTAGTAGAGATCCTAAGACCTTTAACTGAAACCCTTTCCCGTACTGCTGTAAACTCTTTAATGTCATTTAAAACCTTTGTTATAATATAATTACTTTTTACCTAACAACCAACTGCTTGATTGTATTTTATCTCCTAAGCCATCAATTAGTTCTATGTTGAACTGTTTGCATATATTTGCTTCAGGTATAGTCTCGTTATTTTGATCGCCACCGTTTGCAAAAGCAAGTTTAACTGAGCTATAAAATTTATCCACCATTACTTTTAGTGTAGCGTTTTGAGTAGAATCTTTATCAATAGAAATCCAGGCCATATCAACTATAGATAATGATCTAATAATACGTATTCTTTCATCTTCATCTTGAAAGAATTTAGAACCTTTCATCTCCCTTTGTTTATCGTTATTTACTATTACAATAAGTAAATCACCTATTTCTTTAGCTTTTTCAAATAAATCTAAATGACCCTTATGTAGAGGATTAAAGTACCCGCTAACTATTATTGCTTTTTTCATAACTTTCTGCTATTAATTTTTTAAATTTAGTTGTGCTCCATCCGTGATCTCTGTTCAGATAGTGAATTGGTATTTTTAAATCGTCTCCAGTAAAAGGTTTATCTATATAATCATCTCCTAAAAACCTAATATCAAATTCTCCTACTTTAAGTAAATCGTATAACTGTTCCTCATATGTATACCTTATAACATCATCAACATCTCCTAAAGCCATCAGTATATCTTTTCTTTCATCTGGTGAAAGGACAGGTTTGAGTTTATTTGGTCTTTCAATAGAAGGGTCAGTATGTAATAGTACTACTAGTACAACACAATTTTTTTTCATCTCAGTAAACATTTTAATGTATCCTGGATGTATTACGTCAAAATTACCTGCTATAACTCCTTTAATCATATTTCCAAAAAACTTGAAGTAACACTATAACAAGTGCTAGTATTAATATTATTCCAGTTTTCATATTTACTCCTTCTTTCATAAAGATGTATGTGAGTAGAGTAAAACTAAATATACCGGTTGCGAATCCTAATAATCTAGAAGGCCATAGTTTACCATCAAATGCTTCTACTATATATGTAGTACCGTATATGTAACTCATACCGACAGGGATACCCATCAAGGCTGCAACCCAAAAAGGGTTCTCTTTAACCCAAGTATTGAGAAACTGTCCATTAGTTTGAAACCAAGACAAAGCTTGAGCAATTAAAAATAAAAATACTCCTATAAATAGTGTTTTGTAGTTCATGATACAGTAGTTAATCTTCTAAAGTTTTCTAGCCATCCTTCAGTATTTTTAGTAATTCCTTCTATCTTGTCTTGATCTAGTGAATGAAGGAAAGCACCGGTCTGCAAATCAGGTACTGGTGAGTTAAGTACTTCGTTCACATATTCTTTTTCTTTATCGTCTAAAGCTGTAATGTGTAGATCCATAAGTTCGAAGTTAGTTTCAACTTTTCTCCAATTATGAATAATTTTAGCGAAAATCTTTTTGCCGTCTAATTTTTCTTCTGCTACTTTGTAAACATATTCAAGATTAGTTTTTTCAGTAAGTAGTTTAGGAAATTCAGCAACAATAGTCTTAATACCTAATCCTTTGACTCCTTGAAGATTATCAGAGTTATCACCAGTTAATGCTTTTACTATATTGTAATTTTCTGGTAATACCTTTAGTTCTTGGAATATATTATCTTTTGTAAAGGTTTTCTTTTTAACTGGTGCATATACCTCTATAGTATCGTCAACAAGCTGTAAAAAGTCTTTATCTGATGAAACAATAGTACATTTTTTTACGTTTGAGGTAGAAGCTTTTTTTGCAATCCAAGCCATTATATCATCAGCTTCTAACTTATCCATCACTAACTGATGAACAGGAAGACAGTCTAGGTAATCTTGAGTTCTATATAACTGTCCTATTAATGCTTCAGTCTCTTCCTCTTTAGTATCGTACAGCCCCCAGTGAGTAATCCTACTTGTAGCACGCTGTGCTTTATAATTAGGATCAATATTTTTTCTATTAGCGGAACCTCCTTTACCGTCCCATACTATTATCACTCTGGTAGGATCAAATATACGAGTAACGTACCCTAAGGAACGAAGAAACCCTACCAGGCCACCAATATGGGCGCCTGATGGGTTCATCGCTTTGAGCAGCGAAAAAGACCTTATTAAGGTATTCATCGCATCAACGACTAAAATGTGGTCGTTTAATGCTCGGGGAGGGGTTTCCTTTAAGTTTTTTATTATATCTTTATATGACATCTATATGAGAGAACGTTTTTGTTCTATATTTTTATGTATCCAGCCAACTATTACAAATCTTTTACCTTGTTCTACTGGTTTTACCCCATGGTATTCAGAGCTGTTAAATATGAGAGCTTTACCTGTTTTTAATTCTACTACTTTATCTTCTAAGAAGAATTGACCTCCTTCATACTCACCCACATTGAGAGGTATAGAAAAAGAATATATTCGATTATTAAGATGATTAGAATCTTTGTGTTTATTATACTTACCTCCTGGAGTATATTTAAGTAAGACTAGTTCTTTAAGCAACCCTAATTGATTAGTATGTTTATTAATAGTATCAAAAATTAACTTATCTTGAAGTATTGATACTTCTTCTACTATTCTATATTGAGTAACTTTTTTTTTATTTCGTCTACCTAAAGCTCCAGGAGTCCATGCTGTATTGATAGCATATCTTTCTAGTATAGCAGTACATTCTTCTTTAGAAAAAATTTGTACTTGATCAAACACTAATCTAAAATATTAGGAGTAATAGGAGTTTCTTCTAAATCTCCTTCTTCAATTAAATCGAAGTCTACTGATCCTACTAATTTTAGCCAATGATCTTTATGTGCATCTTTGTATTTATCTATATCTCTCTTATCATCAGCTATAAAACCATGAGGTGTCATTACTATTCTACCTCTTGACTGTACTCCGCCGATATGATTCTTCTCTACTTGAACGTTAGTACGTTTAGCAAACTCTACCTGCATACCAGCTTTGATAGCTTTAATCTTAGACGTACCTGGATTAGTTATGTTACCAAAAGTAACTACTAAAGTAGCATCGTACCACATAGACATTCCACCTTTGTTCTGAAGCTTAGGTTGTCCCATAGGCGATTCAGGTTTCATAGTCCATACTTTATTAATAGCTACTAACGTATTAGTATAGGGTGAGTTCTCTTTTCTAGATAATAGAATCTTTTGATTAAGGTTATTACCAAACTGAGTAGACATTGCACCTGCATTCCATTCATTATTGTTCTTATTAGAACGTACTGAGAGATCACAAGGTACAGAGCCAATACTATCCCAGAAGAAACACATATCATAAGGTAAGTTACCTTTAGCCTGCTCATCCATTAAGTCAGCAATATAAACTGCTACTTCTTCAATAGTATTAAGTATACCTCTATCTGCGTATAAGAAATGACCTTCGTAGTCAACAACTGTACCATTAGCATCAGTTACTTCTTCAAACTCTAGACCCATCTCTTTAGCATGCTCCCAAGACCATTTCATCTCAGTTACAATAAAGACTGGTAGTATACCTTGTTTTTGAGCATTCACCGCAGCTTCTATCAGAGCAGTAGTCTTTCCTGTATCACTATGTCCACGTAGTAGAGTGATATGTCCGGTAGGAATACCAGGTAAGGAAGTAATATCTTGAAAAGCTTTAGAAAGCGGTATCCATCCTTGCTCCTTAAACTTTACAGAAGCATTAGCAAAACCTTTCTTTTTCTTAAAATTACCTAAATTAAACGACTTACGTACAGCAGCGGTCGCTTTAGCTTGTGTATCTTCTTTTTTCGCCATTATTCATTGAATAGATCATCAAACTTACTAACTGTATCTTGGTTTCCTGCTGTTGCTGTTTCTAACGTAAAGTCAGTTTTAGGTGAAGCAACTTCAGCTCCTGCAGCTGGTAGATCTTCTTCCGTGGTAGCAGTAGGATCTAAATACTTTTGCAGTTGCTTTTTGACGAAATCATACTGCATAGGTTTGTGAACTTCCATAGGATCTGGTTGCTCTTTCAACCAAGACTCTACTTGTGTAGTATTATCCGATAATTCAGTTTGTTTAGGTTTAATTCTAACACTAGTCTGAGGGTAAGGGTTACCTTGTACCTGCTCTACGACTAGGTCCCATCCGTTAATAACGTCTGTAATATCCCCGATATCTTCATCGGCGATCAAAGCAAGTAATGCTTTATAGATAGTAATACCGAATCCCCATAGTCTAACTCCTTTATCTTCTTCACCTCTAATTATTACGGGAGCAAAGATTCTAGTTTTAGGGTTAAGTTTACCAGCTAGAGACCAGTTGTCTTTATCTGATGTCTTTTTTAATTCGTTTACAAATTCTTCGATAGGGTCTTGTTTACCGAAGTTTGACAATGCAACCATTGGTCGATCTCCTACTCCATAATGAAATTTGAGCTCTTTGAATGGCATTGTCGGATCAAAAGCAGAAGGTACTAATCGTACAGTTTGCTTACCTAGTTCAGGTTTCCAAAATATTTTGGTGTAGTCAGTTTTTTCTCTATCCTGACCATTAGAGTTTAAGGCATCTAGTTTAGCCTTGATTGCATTTAAGTCCATATAACTGTTTTTAATTTATAACTTTATAATAATATAAGAATAAAAAACTTAACTGGCAACTAAAAATAAATTATTTTACTGAATTTCAATTATCTTAAATAACTTAGTATTGATTCTTTTAAGTTCAGAACCTTTAGTTAATAAGACACAGTTTCTAAAGTCAGGCCAGTTAATTCTATAAGTAGTATCAAGTACTCCTCCGTTAAGCTCTTTAATAAGAGTATTAAGAGCATTAATAGTATAGAGGGTATTGGATTCCTTTTTACGGTGAACCAATATTGTGTTAGGAAGAAAACTAGATACATTGCCGAAATCGACATTATATGTTAGTATATACTCGTCCTGGCTTTTAGAATAAAGTATAAATATTTTATTGTAAATAATATTGTATTTATCCTTAATAACCTCGAGTACAGTATCTAATTCATCTCCTGTTGCAAATGTACAGAATAGTTTATTACTCATATCTTCAAATAGTCCTATAGGGTCAAAATCATAATCGAAACCTAATTTTTCTTGAATGGTATTCATTCTAATATAAATATGAAGTTAGTTTATAAAACTAAACTGTTAGAGTATTTAAATTTTATTGGATATTTACTACCAGTTTCCAATATCTCCTGTATATCTTCTAATGTTTCCTTACCGTCTTCCTTACTGAAGTCAAATAAGATAGCATCGTATGTGTATAAGGCAACTTTAGTTTTTTTATTATCAAGATACCTTAGTACTTCTTTTAATATAAGAATATTTCTCGAAGTCTCTAACGATTGCATGATATAATTCATTAATTTTTGAGGATTCATGTCTATAAGCTTTTTGCTAAAGCTTTTTTTACTAATAGGCGCCATAACTCTTCCGTTTTCTTCGAATTCTTTCCATAATTTATCGATAAAAGCCTTAATTTTTGTGAACACCTCAAGGTGAGCCCATTTTTCGGGTATCTTTCCATAAATTGCGTGAAAGTTAATTTGTTTTGCTTTATCATATTCATCTTCTGTGATTTCCTCTTTATTAAAGTACTGTTTAGCTAGCTGCTTATGAGCTGATTCGTCTGATAGAGGGTATCCGATCTGCTCACAAAGTAAACGCAGGTGATAACCATCAAAATCCAGCTCAACAAAGTAGTCATTGGTGGGTTTGAAACATTTACGGTGTTGTTCACTCTTAGGTATAGCAGCGAAGTTAACG